ATGTTGCGCGGCGAAGATAATGCGGATCTGATGCACATATCAGATGGATAAATAAGCGATTCGGATTCCGAATCCGATGAACCTCACTGCACAACAGATGAGAGTCCGCAGAGTGAACACAACAGTGTAGTTGAAGACGATATGGAACAGTTTTATTCCAGCGATGGATTCCAGCATGTTATCATTAATAATATGAATTTTGCTATGCGTCAGCATTACAGTCGGGGAAAACGTGTTCGGCAACCTGGAATCGGTTTAATGATGCTGCGAATGATAGAACAGGAATTAGCACGGGCGATACAGGACTGTGAAAATTACGTTCCAGAGGCACCGGCGGCTATTTCTACATAATACATTTTCTTGGAATTGATTTTTTCTGCACTGCGTGCCCGCTCTGCTCGGGGATCAAAGATCCCCTACGCCTTCGCGTCTAATGATACGTAGTGTATGTTACAGTACTCCAGTTAATCTTCCGGTAACGTAAATTACGGTGGCGCATGTACATGCAAACATAACTAAAATCGCGTAATCGTATTGATGGGGCATTATTTGATGTAATGATTATCTAATGTTCCATTACTGTATTTAGATGAAAAAATATGTATACAAAATTTGTATACACGCGAAGCGACGGCGTTTGCCGAAGGCAAACCCTAGCGAGCGTTTTTGCGTAGCAAAATATTTAACGAATTCTTTTGACTGATATAGATTTGATTTTATTTTTGTCAAAATCTTGTTTCCAGAACAGGTTTTCGGTTAACATCCCCATTAGCACGAAAGAATGACCCATTTTCTTCTTTTCGTTATAAAGAACGTCAGATAACGAAAGTCCGGCGTTATAGTGCGCATAGCCATCAAAGTCGAATAGAGCCAGTTTCTCCCCGCTATCATATAAGCGCTTTAAAATCGCGAATTCGTTTGCCGCGTGCTTTAATACGCATTCTGCATAGAGCGGCGCATATATTCTAGTGCGGGCTTCTATATAACCCATCTTCTCCCCCTTCCAGAGCGAGAATAATGGTTTTGCACCCTTTCCACGCGGGAATCTTACGGCCGTGGGGTTACGGAATCCTTCATTTGACCAATCTGTCCATGATTGTTTAATTGTATTTGTGTCTGCGTCGTAATGATCCGCATATACTTTTAGATACTGCCAGGCATTCTCGAACTTGTTAGCTTGTAAATCGCATTCTCCCGTTGGGTTTACTGTGATTGGGCCTAGGTGGAACGGTGATAAGCGTTTCGACCACTGTTCTTTGCTGTGAGAAGTCGTGTTAATGATTCTATAGCCGTCTGGAACCTTATCTCCTCGGCCATAGCATATTAGGTTTGGGATGTGATTCATGATGATCTAAGGGGGTTCGCTTGTCTTTAGTTGGAAAATGTGCCGCCAATTCAGTTTTTATTTTTGAATGCGTGATTTGCCATAAACGTTGTTGATAAAATGTGTGAAAATTGTTTTTTGTTTTGAATGTCGTAATTTAAACTAATAGCGAATGATGGCAAGTTACAATATCTCCGGAGGGATAATTTTTCTTGTGTGACTGTTGCTATGTGATTCTAAACCAGTTGCCAACATTAGTAATGTGTTATTATCAATCAAAATGTCAGTTTAACTTCATATAATGCGTTTAAACTAATAGCGAATGATGGCAAACCCGACACATATACTCTACAGACACCATATTTTTATTAATTTTGACATGCCATTATTTTTCTACTAAAGGAAAAATTGAATCATCATATAATACATACAACACCGAAGACAAAGAAAACGAAAAGAACAACAAACAAAAAAATGGCAAACAAAATAGACAAAGTAAAGCTGCTCAATACTATCAAAGCGCTCTCTGTATATCAAGGATATAACTTTGATGATTTTATCGGAGTGCAAACAATGACGGTGAGCAAAAAAGTGATATGCAACAGAGGCCATGAATACACAAATTCATTATCAAAATTGCAAAAAGGACCAAGATGCAAAAAATGCGCGGAAGTTATAGCAAGAATATTGAGCGATCAAGAATATGCGTTACTCCTGACGATAAAAGATATTTATGGAAATACTCTTATTCTTGAAGAACAAGACGGAGAACGAAGACGAATACTTCCAAATGATGAAAATGTTCCCGGACGAGCAGAGAAAATAACTATTGCGTGCAAAGTTCACGGAAATTTCAAAAAATCAATCAGTGAATTGCTAAGAGTGAAAGATGGCGAAAATAGGGGCTGTCCTAAATGTATTAATAAAGGTGCAGCGGCTAGACGAATTACTATTGATGAATTCATCGAACGAGCCTATAATTCGCATAAAAAAGAAGATGGAACACCAAAATATGATTATTCCGAATCAATTCTTCGTGGTATGGAAGAAAATATCACGATCAGATGTCCAAATCACGGATATTTTACACAACTAGCGTCTTCTCACGTCAATGACAAAAATAATAACGGGGCATCTGGTTGTCCAAAATGCGGATTTGAAAGAACAGCAAATGCTCTTCGTCATACGAAAAATGCATTCGTCAATGATTCGAAAAATGCTCACAAAAATCCTGATGGCAGTCAAAAATACAACTACGACAAATCGTATGTTGATCCAATCAGTGGGGAAGTAAAATATACGACAGTTGATGATAAGGTTTGTATTACATGCCCTATTCATGGAGATTTTTGGCAAATGGCATATGATCACATGTCGGGAAAACGAGGATGCACATATTGCCATGAATCAGAAGGGGAAAATACTGTATGGCTATATTTGAAATCTCTTGGAATTATTCATACAAGAGAGCAAAAATTCGACGGTATGGTGTTTGTTGGACCGTTAAGATTGGATTTCTATCTTAATAATTTTAATGCGGCTATTGAATTTAATGGAGAACAACATTATCATGCATTCAGCAATCGGGGAGGAGAGAAAGGATTAATGAAAACTAAGATAAAAGATGAAATAAAATCACATTATTGCGAAACACACGGAATACCCCTTCTTGTTATAAAATATAACGAAGACATTGTGAAAAAAATTGATGAGTTTCTTCCGAAATTAGTTAAAATTTAACGTAATTTTATATAAACATCCAATAAGTTTTTTTGATTTTTATGTAAATGAATATATGGTTTGTGTATATTAAATTGTCCGTGGACGATCATTAAAAAATTCACGTTTTTAACATGATAACTTCCCTATGGAAAAATATAAAATATCTTAAATTAAATTAATTTTTTCGGAGAAAATTATATAATGCTATAATATACTTACGAAGAGTTAACCACTCTTAATAAACCACCTTAGCCAACCTAGGTAAAGTCGCACAAAAGCGCAAACTAATCAAAAACGTCGGCAGGCGGGGTGTTCAAGTTAATTGCAAATGATGGTAAAGCTGATCGTATGATCATGGCGACCGAATTGCTAAATCAGCGAATTAAAGATATTATGTGCGCTCGCGCAAAGGCCGGTTATCCCGACCCCACGCCAACTCTGGCGGATATTGAGCGTACTCACGTCCTATGCAGACGAATGGGACGAATAGTCAGTATGAAAAGTGCTGGCTAGTAGATGAAGTTTGCTTCACATTGAGACAAAAGGCGATAATAAGGTTAATAAAATAACCGCGCCGAAGTCTTTAAATGAAAAATCAGGAAATCAAAAAGTGGTTAACCAGGCGGAAGCCTTAAGTAAGTATGTTTCGTAATATGAAACTTCCTGATAAGTAAACTTTATTTGCAAGACTGTCAAAATGCGGGAAACCCCCAAAGTCTTTGATACCTATTTTACGCCGAAATGCGTAAAAGAACCCGGGTAATGACCGGCTCCAATGGTAAAAACTCAAAGAATGATGTGTTTGGTGATTTATCACCAAGTGCTGAAATGGGCAATCCGCAGCCAAGTCCGAAGTGGACTTGATCAATAGATCGAGACTAACCGGATGCAGTTCAGAGACTAGATGTCAGTCGGGCTTTTGACCGTTTAAACGGCCAATTGCCTTAAGGTATAGTCCACCCCTACCGAAAGGTAGTTTGAGAACTAAGCGATATAATAATCGCCCGAGTCTCAAAAGTCGATATGTTGTTGGTGGTTGGTCGCCAATAATTAACATATTGATAGGATTTATGATTCGTCAATGCCCATTTTAAGCCGTTAAACCTTGTTTGCGTTGCCGCGTAAACAAATGCAGCTGACGGCAAAAGTTCATGTAAAAGCATGAGCTAGTGATTATCGCACCTTTTCCGGGATAAATATCCCGGAATGACAAAATACCAGGTGCATAATTGCGATACAATCAAATTGCGGGAAACCCCTAAAGATTTCAGTACCACCATACGGTTGAAAAACACGTATCGGAACCTCTGCGAAAGTAGATAAAACTCGTGTCAATGATTTGTCGACATGGGGGGCACGGTAAAAACCTGAAATATGCATATTCGGTAACAAAGTTATCGGGTATAAAATGGGCAATCCGCAGCCAAGTCCTACGCACCTTGTTGATCAATCAACATAGCGCATGGATGCAGTTCAACGACTAGATGTTTGTAGGCGTATCCTTCATTTATGAAGACGCTTAAGGTATAGTCTGCCCCTACCGAAAGGTAGCCATGAGATAAAGGCAAGGTATTGCCCCGAGCTCATTGGGTCCATAGTTATTTACAATATTGTAATTATTACAGTGTTGTAAACATGGATGGATTGATTGCGCGCTGCAATCGGTTATGAGTACAACAAAGTGCTTCCCAACAGCGGTACGGCCAGTTTCGGCCAATCTATCACCTTCTCAATTCCGCAGTTCGGTGATTTCTTCAATGACATGGTTGTCCACACGCAGATCGCTGCTGCTTCTGCCAGCACTGTTACCGGCCTTCCTGCCTTCCCCGCGTTTATCGGTCCTGACGACCAGTCTCTTACCGCTACCTACTCGGTTAGCGCTGATGAAGATGCTCCCGTCGCCAACTCTTACACCCGATACACATATAACTACGTTAACCAGCAAGGAACCGTTCTTGACCGAACCACCGCAACTGGACAGAACTTCGTTCGTTATGTTGAATATCCTGGTGAGCGATTGTTCTCCAAGGTTAAGTTCGAAGTCAACGGAAACCCTCTGGATGACTATACTTCTGAAGCTGTTATGTTCCACCAGAAGTTCCGAGTTGCTCCCGGCAAATTGACTGGTTGGAAGCGATTGGTCGGCCAGGAAGTCCCCATTGAGGCCTTCACTCAACTCGCCACCATTTCCGGAACTAGCCCTTATGGTGCTTCCGCTGTCGGTCTTTTGGATGTCGACGGTGCTGCTGCCAAGTGCGCACCTGTTAACGCCTCTTACAACACTCGCCAAATGAGTTTCATTGTGAATGGTCCCCAGACCCCTAAGGCCACCCAACCCGTTCAGGATTGGTGGATTCCCCTGTTGTTCTGGTTCAACAAGGATGCCCGATTGTCCATCGCCTCCGTTTCCATTCCTTATGGTCAGCGATTCATTACCATTGATCTTGCCAATGTTGATGATATCATCACCACTGCCGCTGGTAACGTTTCTCTGCGATTGACTACTGAAGTTATTGCCAACGCCGATGGTACCGCTGCCGGCGCTGCTGTTACTTCTTATGCTCGTTATGCTACCTTCTGCCCCGTTCAGTTGTCTAGCAGCGATTCTGGTGTTGTTACCCCCAACATCAACAAGTGCGAGCTTTACATCAACAACATCTTCGTTAACCCCGAGATTCACGATGTTTACATTAAGCGAATTGGTTTCTCCTTGATCCGAGTCTACCGATTCCAGACTCAGGAAGAGAAGGTCTCCAACGACCGAGTTTTGCTGAGCAACTTGAAGTGGCCCATTGAGACCCTTTATGCTGGTATGCGACCCAAGTTCAACATCACTAAGCCCACTATTAGTGGACTTACTGTTACTGCCGGTAACGTTAACTTCTGGCGCGATTGGGATCGCTTGACCCGTTTGGTCGACCAAACTGTTGCATGCCCCATGCAGGCTGAGGGCCTTATGGGCTACATCGGTGCTGGTGACAACACCGTTCTTGCTTCTGCTTTGATCGGAACCAATGCCCTTGCTGGCACTGCTTCCCAATTGTCGCAGATTGGCAAGTGCAACCTCGTCTACCCTGAAAGCATTAAGACTCTTCAGACCATCAAGATCCAGGCTCACGGTATTGATATCTACCAAGAGATTGATGACGAATTCTTCGCTGATTACCAGCCTTACACTTATGGAGGTTACAATGTTGTTACTCCCGAGGATCCCGGAGCCATCATGATTAACTTCTGTCTCTATCCAGGCACTTACCAGCCAAGTGGTCATATCAACATCTCACGAGCCCGAGAGTTCTATTTCTTATTCGTTTCCGCGTATTGCGGTTCGCCCGATTTGCAAGATCCAAGTCAGCCCCAGAGCGCAACGGCAGACTTGCTCGTTTTGGCCATCGCCATCAACTTCTTGTTGATTTCAGATGGTTCGGCTGTTTTAAGGTATAGCACGTAAAAACGGCATTTTGGCTTCATACAACGCGAGTTTATAAACAAAAAACAAAATAAAAAATACAAAAACAATAAAACAAACATAAACATGATTCTAATCAAATCTGACAATACTCGCGAGCAGAAAACATAAAATATCAAAAAATAATACAAAAAATAAAAAATACAAAAACAAAATAAAAAAAATATTTTTTGCCGCGGCAAATATGCCGAATTAAAATTCGACAGGCAAATCATTGGTTATTTGGTTATCCAAATTAACGGAACTTCTGTATATTCTTCCATCAAATCCATCATAATAAAGATAATAAACCGATAGAAACAATAGTTCATATTTTCCGATCATGGCATTGTCTCTTATATGTTTAATTAATTTGATGAGAACTCCCTCTCTATCGTTATTAAAGTTTTTCCCTTTTATTTTTTCCCCTGCTTCATTTTTATAATCATCAGGGTTATATCTTATAAAAACAAGTGGAATATCTTTAAAATCTTGTTTCAATGAAGTCATTCGTTTTTCCTCACATTCACATGAATATGAATGATGTTGATTTTCATCTACTTCTAAAATAAGAATCATAGAAGCAAAATCCAATATAAAATCTGGTCTATACTTATTTTGCGAGAATTTAGGCACTCTATCATGAGAATAATATTCAATACCATTGGCTTCTAATACATGTTTTATTCTAAGTTCTTTTTCATGCCTTACTTGTGTATCTGACCATATATCACAATCTCGACAAACATTTTTATCTTGCGGAATAAAATCGAGAAGAAAGCAATTATTGCATTTTCTTTCTACAATGTTCACATAACCAGGTGGTTTATGTATTTCGCAATGAGTTGGATATCTTTTTCCTTCCTCGCAATAATATGGTATTTTCTTACATGATTCATCTTTACATATTGGATATAACATATTTTCCGGATGCATATTGTTTTTCTTGTGAATGAAACAATATTGTTTCTTCTGGAACAAATATCCGTATTTTGCATACCCAATGCATGAATTATCTTCGCATTTTGGTCTGTCTAAATAAAACATGCCTTCTTTTTGATCTTTTTCACAATATTTTCTTATTCCATCTTCTCTATAACCATAGCAGGCCCTCGAATCGTTACAAATTTCGCATTTTTTATGAATACTTGTCATGGTAGGATCAGAGCAACCAACACAATAAGTTGCTGTTTTCTCTCCTGGAACTATATAAGAGGGAACTGTTTTTAGACATTTTACACATCGTTTTTTTACTAAATCTTCCATCCCTTCATCTGCGCATTTAGCACATTTTGATGGTTTTTCATCCCAAATAAAGCCATATGAATATCTTGTCCCACACATAGATGTTGTGCATATACGTGTTTCTCCTACGGCTACATATCCTGGAGGCGCATCTTTTTTGCAATGAGTTAATTTTTTTGTGCCAAGAACTCCAAATGAAGCGCGTTTTCCACAAACAATACATCTTTGCCCTTTAAGACTTTTCATTCCGAGTTCTTTATGCTTATCACATTTTATTGCCTTATTATTTTCAAATCCAAATGTTGCTATTGTAGTGCATTTTTTTCCTTCTGTAATGCCGTTACATATGGTGGAAGATAAAAACACCAACGGCTCATCGGATTTTTTTGCACATCCAGCACAATGAGTTCTCTTATTTAAGTCTTCCAAACCGTAACACGGTGATACTTTTTTGCATATAACACATTTATCATGAACAACATCTATCATTCCGGGTGCTTTGCATGTATTACAATATTTTGGAGTTTTTACCCCGGGAAAATCAAAACTTGGTGAATTCCTATCTTTACAACCCGCATTATTTATTCCCAAACATACACGTTTTTTCAAATTCAATGGATTTTTAACCCCAAGTTCCGTAATACATTTAAGGCAATGAGTTTCGGGTTTTTGATTATTAAGAGAAAATGACGCACCTGTGTCGCAATTTCCTACAATACAATATTTAGTTTTGTCGTCAGTCATATTTGGAGCTTTGCATTTATTACAATATTGTCCTTTTCCCTTAAATTTCCATCTTGCTTGTTGTCCGCATGGGGATCCGTCATCTTTCTTTCCTTTGCAATATATCATTTTGTACTGAATATAGTTCATATCATTAATTCAATTTTAAAAAAAATATGAATCAAAATACATATAATCGTCCTTCTCTAGTATTAGACCATGTATCTCGCAAATATTCATGAATAAATGCGGCTGCCACTGTTGGAAATCCTATTTGGATCAATGTTTTTTCCATGCGATATAAATAAGGCATTGGAAGATATTTTTCGTATAAATTGAACATTTTTCTATAGTTCAATAAACCCTTAACTTTGGTATATGTTGTATAATAATCAATATCATGTATATTAGAGCAAAATTCTGAATATACGGATAATTTTTTCATTTTATCCGTATCATACACATCATCAGCATTTAGTTTGAAACACATTTCTACAAGAGCTATGGATATGCTTCCCCATGAATGACAAGGATTATTTATATCAAATTTTGGACAAAATGATATATATTCAAACAGTCTACGAACAATAATATCTCTGCAAAATATTATCGTTGCAGTAAATTCAGTTTCTTCTGTTCTTCTATCTATAATATCATTTTTAATTGCCAATCTTGATATATCTGATGTTTCTATTTCATGAAGATAGCGGAATTTATTACATGGATCAGATGGCGCTTTAAATAATGAAAAACAATCAATAGTTCTGTTTATTTTTGTCTTATTTCGTGAATATGTGTCTATTAATCTACATAAAGTAATATTGTAATCCGGATTATTAAAATTTACTCTCAAAATCCAGAGTACTTCATCCCAAATAATTCTCGGGAGTTCATCTATTCCGATTTTTCTTCTATCTTTATACATAAATCTTCCAGATATATATTCTATATAATCAGCGGCTTGTTTTTCTATTTCTGTTTCGGATATGTCGATATCTTCCTCGTCGCTGGAATAATTTCCGTATAATTTTACTCTATTGTCATAAGTTAATGATTCGTCTTGGCTAAATAATTCCTCATCGGACGATGACATCTTTGTGTCGAGTTAACTAATCAACCACCAATTTCAATTTTTGCAGGGAAAATATTGAATCCAGCAACCGCATCATAACTAAACGAACACATGCCATATAAGCTCTGTTCGCTTTGCGGGCTAGAAACATTACCTGGAACGCGATGTGTTAGTAGGACGCTTTGTGACAAATTTCTCGATTGTATAGTGGATAGATATCATAGCACTATATATTCGAATTCTGTAATGTGTAAGTTGTGCAAACTCACCATACTATCCGATCACAAAACGGAATATAGACCAGCAATGGTTTGTTTAACATTAGATCATTTAAGATATCATCATAAACTGGCGATAAACACGTTTAACATAAGGGAAATAGACACTCTCAAAGAATTCGATATAGAAAAACAACAAATATTAATATTCGTGTGTGATAGCCCCCAAATATTATTCTTATCAAAAATGTTTCCGGAAAACTATACAGAAGATCGTTATACAACAGTGGCTTTATTGTCGAACTCCCAATATGAATGTATATTTTGCGATGGGGAATTCGATGTGTTACCCACGGCGGAGATTCTGCTTTCGCACTTAAAACTGTGTGTTGATTCGTTGATTTCATTAACGGAACTCACGCACAACTAGCTATATATGTTTTTTATTGACATTATCTATACTTAATATCAAACTGATTTATGTTTGCACCGCATAGCGACCGTAGGGAGCGTTACGCGAAAAATGAATCCACCGCCTATGTGAACAACAGATGGCCACAGAGATACAATACAGACCATGTGTGGAATGCGGAGAGATCTCCCAAAAAGGATCTTTATGCAAGGGAACAAGCCCGTATAGCATATTTATGAATTGTATAGCAACACAGTGTCATGGCGACGGTTTCACTAATAAATTAACGTGTAATATATGTGGCGGGGTAGTTCACAAAGGTACTTCAAGAGCACAGCGAGGATTAATAATCATTGCACTAGGACATTTAAAAAAATACCATAACTCTCATCATCGGAACATATTTCCGATGGTAGAACTATACATAAATTACGGAGTAGATCCTCAAGAAACAGATAAACGAATGGTGGCAGAATATCTGGTAGACAATCCGCAACCGTTATTCTTATCCAAAGTGTCCGATTCTTCTTTTCCGAATGGTAACATGTTTTTCGTAGATGATTATGATACCACAATACAAATATTACTAAATTCGCAATATAATTGCATTCTGTGTGGAGGAGAGTTTGACGTACTTCCCACAAAAAATATGTTATTGGGTCATTTAAAATGTTGTGTGGCAAACTACACTCAAAATTACTTTATGAGTAATGTTAATAGCCCGGAATTATATCAATAGATCTTTTTTACGCAGAGTAACATAACCGAGTTTAGTTTTTTCATCTTCCCCGCCGCCATCACGCCCGTCTGTAAGTGTAATACGCCCATCATACGGCATTTCCGATATATGTTTAAAGTCCCACAATAACGTATATACTGTGAATTTATCATTACACCGCCGTTGTATCATATTCCGGAAAATATCCCACGATGGCGTACGTTTATTTATGCTACGAACCCAGCATGATGCTGTAAATATCAAATAATCAAGTTTCTTTATCTCGCGAGGCCATGCAATTTTAAAATTCCGGTCGTAATAATAAATAAGCTTCCTAACAGCCCCGTTATAACGAAATTTCAAACGCCAACACTTCCGCCGAACATCATCCGCGTTGCGTAAAATAACCCCTCTATGTGGTAAATATTTGCCTATCACATTATCTTTCAGGAATCGTTCCCCCGTGGTTATCATGTGCATTATGTCGGCTTTTTGCGATTCCCATGTCCCTTCTCTGCTGTACACCGGGTCGAATAGCGATATTGCGTATATTTTCTTGATTCGTGGAAATAATAACAAGGGCTCAGCAATATCATTCGCCATGCCTAAATACAGAACACTGCGATGATTTTCAACTCTCGCATGCGGTTGAGTATTCAGCGTTACTATGCTAGTTTTGTTGCCCATGTTTTAATTTCATTATTACAAATTCAATATTCGCAATACGTACCCGTAGTGTGCTATGCTGCGCTCGCTAGTAAGATCCGCTATTGGCTCGCTGCGCTCACCGCGGATCTTACGTCACTTCGCGTCTTGTACTGATCGCAAAATATGAGTAGCTGGATAAGACGCAAATCCTAGCGGGCGTTCGTGCTTCGCACGAAAAAATAATGAATTTTACACATTAAAAATGTGTACGCAGAGCATAGAACATGGAAGGGAGCATTAAATGCCGTTCATGTGAACGCAATATGTCAAAATATGAAATGAGATCAACATACAAACTCTCATACACATATATTTGTAAAATTGTTGATTTATTTTGTTGTGTTGCCGCGTGTGAATTGCTTTGTGTATGCAAATTATGCAAAGAGACAATATCTTCGAACAATATATATACGAGATTTACAATAATTAAAACTTTGATAAATCATCTAGAAAATTCTCCGCAACATAATCTACAAATCTCAGATAGTTACATATTTCGCGGCAATGATGGATGGGAAATTCCCGGCAAAAGCATTGATATATCGTATTTTGTTAACAGTAATCCTCAAACAATGTTTTTATTAAAATTGCAATTAGATGGCGAAGATATGGATGACGAAGATGTCAACGAAAATATAGAACAAATTTTCCTGTCCGGAGAATATGGATGTATGTTATGTGGGCACGAATTTGATACATTTCCCGCCAGAGAAATATTTCTGGAACATTTTGTTGTATGCATTGCGGGCCAAATATCGAATCAAACGAAATAATATGCTTATTTCACGCTACGCAGCCTGCGGCTGCTACGCTCGCTTGCTAGGATTTGGGCGCTCTCGCTCGCTATCGCTCGCCGCGCTCAAATCCGTCGCTTCGCATGTAAACATATTTAATGCATTACAGCAAATCAATTACTCATTCACACAAACGCCCGTTTACACGCGAAGCGACGGAAGATCCGCGGCGACCGTAGGGAGCCAATAGCGGATCTTACTAGCGAGCGCAGCATAGCGCCCGTAGGGCGCGTATTGCGAAAAAATCAAACACCTTTATTTGTTGTGCGGATAAGTTCATCGCAACATTGCTGCCAATGTTCTTTAAACACTTCGGCGGATGGAAATACATCAAACTCGCCCCCGCATAACATACAACAATAATCCCCATCCAATAGAGTTTTTTGAATATCTACCACACGTTCATCCACTTCGTTTTGTTCTATAGATTCAATATATTCGGTGTTTATGTTATTATGACTAAATTTTGTTAAAAACATGATTTGCGAAATATCATTTATCATAGTTCGAATGGCAATTATTTTGTATGGCGTGTTATGCGAAAATAGCATATTTTGAAACGAATAATTATTCCTTATTTGAATATTATGTTGTGGGAAATGCTCTACTATGCCATTAATTATTGTGAATCGCGTATTACCGCGTCCAGATAATATTTTATTGTCGCATAATTTACATCTTACAACTGTTCCACATCGACAAATATATAAATCTACTATCATTTTGATGCATAAATATGTACGTTTGTATAATGTATCAGGGTAGAAGTTTTCTGCAAGTGCCCCACATTGTGTACATCTTCTGGCCCGACTCATAATTGCTATTATGATTAATGAAGAAATTCATTTTTTCGTGCTTCGCACGAGCGCTCGCTAGGCAGATCCGCCATTGGCTCGCGATGCTCGCCGCGGATCTAGCCGTCGCTTCGCGGCTGATCTAACAACCCACATTTTGCAATCAATACCAGCCGCGAAGCGACGGATTTGGGCGCGGCGACCGAAGGGAGCGAGAGCGCCCAAATCCTAGCGAGTGATCACGCGAAGCGTGAAAAAAACAAATTTACGGGCTATTGATGATGCACCCATGTTGAAAATGATACGAAAACGTTTCTTCTGTAGGGAATGAATCAAACTCCACCCCGCACAGTACACATTCATAATTCATATTTAACAATACGTTTAAAATATCATTTCCATTTATCTCACCACCATCCGGGGTAGTTATGTTAGTTAATGTACAATCCACACTATGTAAAAACACTGATTGCGGATTATACAAAACAAATTCTCCCACAAATGGCGCTGTGTTCAAATTCTTATTACGTCCACGAATCCAAAACGTACATATTTCTGGTATTTTTATTTCATGAGCGGATGTGTTTAAGTGATCAAATAAATCCCCAAGTATCATATATCTATCGGTGGCTCCCACTTTAAATAACCCCTCACCACATAATTTGCACGAAACGCAAACTCCACCCGAAAATTTATGTATTACCGTAAGCATTCGAATGTATTTGTATGTGACATTAAAACGATTATCGTTAATAAATACTTCTTTGGACTGTCCGCAATACTTACATAACATGGGGATGAATCGCATCAACATTTAATATGTCACGTGTAAAGCACTGAATAATATTGCGAATGCAAGATTCATTTTTCGCTGCACTGCGTGCCCGCTTGCCTCGGGGATCTTTGATCCCCTGCGGCTTCGCGGCTGGTACTGACTGCAAAATGTGATAACTAAATAAGACGCGAAGCGACGGTGTTCTCCTGTGGCGAGCGTAGCGAGCATAACAGGAGAACCCTAGCGAGCGCTTTTGCGCAGCAAAAAATAATGCATAATCAATCATTCGCGCGCAACATTGTTGAAAATGTTCTTTAAACACTTCGGCGGATGGAAATACATCAAAATAGCATCCGCACAATATGCAACAATAATCACCATTTAATAAATTTCTTTGAATATCTGATACACTTTCGGCGCGTTCGCTCAGCTCCATACACACCATAGATCCTATATATTCAGCATTTATGTTATTGTGACTGTATTTGGCTAAAAACATTATTTGTGGAATATTATTTACCATATTCCGAACAGAAATTATGTCGAGTGGTACCAAACGTGAAAATAATGCATTTTGAAATGAATAATTATTCCTTATTTGAATATTATGCGCACTGTGTTCTAAATGTTCTATTATGCAATCAATTATTGTGAATCTTGTATTATCGTACCCTGATGATATTTTTTTGCCACAAAATTTACATTCTACAAAAGTTCCACACATACATAAATATATATTTACCATCATTTTGATGTATGAATACATACGTGCGTATACTTCATCGGGTGAGAATTTTTCTCCATATTGTCCACAATATTTACATTTCTTATTGGGCGGTACAATAAACACTGGATCCATAATTACAGTATCTATTGGTAATGCGCGTGCAGTGTATGATATAAAGTTCGCAAATTCAATTTTGTGCTTCGCACAAGCGCTCGCTAGGATTTGCGCGCTCTTGCTCGCCCACGGCCCCGAAGGGGCCTTCCCTTCGGGGGCTCGCCACGCGCAAATCCGTCGCTTCGCGTCTGATCTTGCTGCCCATATTTTGCAACCAATACCAGTCGCTTCGCGTATTGCGAAAAAATTATATATTATCGTAAAAAGTTAGCGTTGATTTTGGACAATAAATTTCGCATATCGCGGCATCATTGTATCTAATTCTGCAATGAATCCATCAAACATAGGATCCGGTTCTGCGGTTTCCGCATCGGTTATTACATAAACAGGTTTGGATTTTGAACCCGACTGATCATCCACCGCATCATGATTCCTGAAATCATATTTTATCATAATATTATCCAACTTGTTTCGGAAATCTTCATTCCAGCATTCGAAGAAATAATTATGATATTTGGCATATTCATCGTCCTCTTCCGGTTTGTATTCAGACAAAACATCTAAGACATTAATGCACCACCAATTTATGGTACCATCCGTTGCATAATACGATACCGCGGAGTCATCCGCATCCACATTGCCGTAGTCGCGATATTTGATTCTGCGTTCATCGGCATACCAACGCGCCAACCTAGTCAATATATATTCCGTAGGCTTAAATCCTAACATAAGCAAATTTCGTAATTTAGTTGGTGGAATTGTAGGTTTTTCCCAATAATTGGCGAACTCGGCAGGCAATTTTCCCGTCAATAATTTGTACATCTCTACATATTTATAGAAATCTGTATTGATATCGCATTGTTTGCATTCGCGGGGCAAATCGTCGCCTTTATTCGAATCTGTCCGCATTGTCATGATGCGCAAAGCACATTCATGACCAATAAGTCCGACATTTTTCATGAACTTGTCAATAACTCCGGTAATAACAGGGGAAAGCATTCCTTTCAATGCATCTTTTTGTTTTTTATCAAATGATTTCTTCGCAATTTTGTTATTCGCGGCGGTGTTTGCGGCAACATTCGCGGCAACATTCGCCGCATTGCCCTCGGCAATGCTCACACTCAATCCAAAATGCGTGGCAATCATGCCAAACACCCTCCCGACATCCAATTTGCCTACTTTCTTATTAACATTCCACAAAACGGTACCATAACTTGAATTGCTTTCGAGATCAATCATGATTTGCAGATGTTCATATCCCCACGGGAAATCGGGCGCTGCTTTAACAAACTCACTGAATGTAGTGTACCAATAACTTTTCTCTACTTTGTACATTCTCGAAAGGAGGATTCGGTTGCTTAATTCAATGGTATCTAATGTTACCACACCACCACGTATTCCATACCGCGAAAGTGCGTCGTTGCATACACTACTAAGCACTCCAGCAATCGATTTAACTCTTTCTGGTGAACCCGATGCACAACTTTCCATAACGATATTTTCGGCCATGTATGTGAGAAGGAACACCAAACTATCTGATATAATGTTTGGCCGCTCAGTTTCAACCCACGTCATCACAGAAACTAATGCATCGCATATTGCTGTGTGCATAACTTCACTAAGTACGCATTCACCCGCATCTTTGTCACCCAATGGCGATTTTGGTAGGACGCTGCTAATAATGCCAAATAAACGTTTAGCGGTGGGATTGCTAACGTATTTACTATGATGACCTGACATCTTTTCTCTATTTTTCGCAACGAATTTCGCCAGAAGCCCTTTGCCGAACCCCACAACCATATATTTGATAATTTCTGGAAATTTCTTCAGTTTGTAGAATGGAAATCTCTTATTACATACCTGAGCGGCGTAGTGTGGATCAAGTAGAATATGTTGCGCGTATTTGATCTCTTTATTAGTAAACGAAGACAATATATACACAAAATGTGGATAATATTTCGCCATGTCAAGCACTGCCATCGTAACTGCCTCTAAATCTTCACCAAACGGCCTTCTTTTGCGATAACATGTACTATTACGGTCGGCATCGTCATCACCATGTCCATACTTAATGATACTTGATTTATAATTATCTGGCCCAAAATCAATTCCTTTTGCTGCTTCTTCCGCATCATTAATCATCCCACCACGCATAATTTTAGTAGGATCAACTGCATCTTCTTTCGAAAACAATCTTCCGCATGATCTTCCCATACCCATTGTTTTACCCTCGGATAATGTTCTCGCCTCAGCATAAGAAATGTCATCATATGCACGATAAACATACAGATGAATACTGTACGAGAAATCTGATTTGAAGTTGTAACTCAGTTTGAAATATGATTCTAGAATCCGTCTGGTTGATATTGGAATCTTATTTGCGACATGTTCTCTGCCGCACACGCAAACATCATTAGAAAGTGCGCATGGATCGCATAATTTGCGTCCTGGTGCTGTTCTATATCCGCATCCACGTACGTTAGCATAACCCACGCATACATCTGTAGGAGACGCTTTAACACAACAATTGCCGTGGATTGATCCAGTATTTTTCCTATCGCTCAAACAGTCAATGCAATAATAAATTTGGTTTGTTAAATGTTCATATGGACAATCGCAACTGAATCTTGTATGCTTGCATTTATCCTCCGTGCATTTGACTTTGACTACCTTGCCATCATTTGTGAATTCATCATTTGAATGTGTATTTTCGCACCATCTCGCTTCGTGCAATTTAATGCCAGCAGCGGTTATATGTTTTGTGCAACCATTGTTGACGCAAAATTCGCATATCGACCATACTGATGCAGAACATCCTTCCACGGCATAGAATTTTATTGCGGGTGGGGTTGCATGTTGGTTGAAATTATCAGCGCCCTCCTTTCCGGGGACCTGTGTTATGAATGAATTCGGCATAAATAATCTCTTTCCCGGGCATGTGATGGCAGGCATGGCTTTGTTGGCGGTATTCATATTTTGTGTATACTAAGCCATGTGAAATTCATTTTTCGCAATACGCGCCCTGCGGGCGCTATGCGGCACTCGCTAGGCAGATCCGCCATTGGCTCGCGGTGCTCGCCGCGGATCGGCCGTCGCTTCGCGTCTGATCTAGCGGCCCGATTTTGCCACCTAATCTTATGCACAATCCCAGGCTCGAAGGCAAGTAATTTTGGTCCCTGGGCTGAGAAGGGGAGTGGAGATAGCAGAGAGCGTATTGCGAAATTTGAATTTTAGACGTGTAAATTGTACTACAGTTTGAACACACAGACGATGAATTGCATTGATTTGACCAATTTAAGTAAAATGTCCCCAGAAGAGATAAATATCATACTTACACACTGTGAAGAGATTTTAGGTCCCTGGGAGCAAAGGCGCGAAAATCTCAACGAACCAGCCACTATCGTTCGTTCCCGCAAATGTTACAATTTTGGATCAATATTATCGAACAACAAAAAGAGTAATGATCCGCAAGAAGACTTAAAATGGATAGAAAAAGAGTGCAAAATGATGTTAGCAAAAATATCTCGCGGCATAATTTCCAATTAGAGATACGGCGATCACACCGTTAAAACAGGCCAATTTTGATTTTTTCTGCAAAATATACATGTGTTCGCCTTATATTTAATTGGAAATTCACACCCGCAACAACATACAAATTTTGTACGTGATTGCAAGTTCGCCACGCGAAGCGACGTAAGATCCGCGGCGAGTGCAACGAGCCATAAGCGGATCTTACTAGCAAGCGCTCTTGCGCAGCAAGAAATTGAATCCGTTACTATAAATTTATACAGTGAATATGCAGAGCTGTATTCATGAATACGAGTTAACAAAATCAGATGGACGATACAATAGCTATCTATCGGCTGGGGTCAGAAAATTTAGAAATTTATTATTTTCGTCCATAAGATGCAAATATTGTAAAACGGAAATCATACAATGCATATTGTGCAGAAAACTTTTCAACACAACCTCGATGTTTGCCTCAATAAATCATATATATCGCAAACACAGGCCCGCTCAATCATTAATCAGATCGTTTTCTGGTTCAACGATGTTCATAATAATTGAAGATAAATATATTTCGTTGAATTTGTTTAGTCATCATGCATTGCATTTCCCTCTGCTTATAGCTAATGATGTTAAAGAAAGATCAATAGAAAATGATATATTGGATATAGTTTATGAGATGGGAGGTAATAATAGTGAACTACAACCTGGAGCGCAAATTACCCCTGATGTTACTGCAAACGAAAAGATATTCAAAATATTATCGCAAATGAATTATTCATGCGGGTTATGTGATGGAGAATTCGAATCACTTCCAAATTTTAAGATGTTCAAACATCATTTTCGCCAATGTTCGGCTATTACGAATTTGAATAGTCAATCCGGTTTTATATAAATTATGACAAGTATATATGATGTATGCGGGTATTTAAATTATATAGAATCAGATTTAAATCCGTATAATATGGCAGAAATGCTGAAAAATGAATATGGAGATCTGAGTGAATATTTTTGGGATCCGAACATCCGCGATGATCTCGCAAAAGATCTTTTCAGTATGATGTTTACTCAAATTAATTGTTGGTGCCCAATTTGCGGGAAATATTATGAAGGATTTCCTGATTACGATATATTCGCTATGCATATGAAGGTAGATCATGATTATGATGCTACGGGCCTTTAGCCCTTCGCTCGCTCTTAGCTAGGCTTTCTCTTTGAGAAAAGCCGTCGCTTCGCGTGGCAAATGATTTTATAACTACATGTGCGGCAACAGTATCAAAATGTGCCAAAACTCTTTTTTGACGCGAAATACGGGCACGCCCGCCGTATCTTTAATTGAAAATTCACCTCTCAAATATTTTACAAATTATTGTTGCGGTATCAGACTCGAAGGCGCTTGCACGAGCCGAGAGGTTGCGCAGCGACCGTAGGGAGCGTCGCGCAAAAATGAATTCCACCACCCCAGAGTTGACTAAGCACCAATGATCAGCGTTTGTTGCAAAGCGGAATTAACATCAGCGAAATATGTGGATAACTACTTGTCTAATGTTTCAAATATGTTTTACGAATTATTAACCCCAATTGTCGTTTGCCTCGGTTGTTTCGAAAAAATTCGTGTGTGTAAATTATGTGGTATACAAACTCGATGGGACCGGAGCGATCGTATGTCACATTTAAAGGTGCATCACATTGGGGGAAAATCTTGTTGGTATTTTGATTTATATGCTTCACACAAATATTTGAAAGTACCCAAGCATTCTCTGATAAGACTAAGCGCCGTCATTAACAATAATCCTTATTTAATATTCATTTGTTTTGAATTTGATAGAAATGCAATTGTTTCGGTGATGATGGATATGTATGGACAAAATGACAAGTTTATTTCAAGATGTGAATTAAATGGTACTGGATGGCAACTATTACCCCAGGACGGACAACAATGGGATGTATATAATATCCTCATGAAATCCACTTGTTGGTGTGTATTTTGTGGAGAACATTATGAAACAACGCCTACTTATGATGTGTTCGCGGCCCACATTGAATCGCACATCAATGCAAAATTCATATAAAATGATAAGTTCGCTGCGCGAAGCGACGGCTTTGCAACACCAAAATAAGCTCGCCGCGCGAAGCGAAGGACAGATCCGCGGCGAGCAGTGAGCGAAGGGTTTGCTACGCAAACCCTAGCGAACGACCCGCGAGCCAATGGCGGATCTTCCGAGCAAGCGTTCTTGCGCAGCAAGAAATTGAATTTTTTGTCTTATGCATATATTATTCTATCGTTGTGTGATATGCCCGTCAAACACAAATACTTTCATATATGTCCGAGGCCCGGTGGGACCGGTTTGCTGTCTGCGGGAGATGGGAAATTATCGACTATATACGTAAATGATTTTGTACGGAAAAAACGCGATAACGATTGTCCAAATACATTTCTGGAACTATGGAATATGTTTGTCAATGTCTATGAGTGCAAAACATGCGACCATGCATATGTGTTGTGTGCGATATGTAATAAAAACATTGATGGATCACGAGGATGGCTGGTAGATCTTGCAAATAATATACTAGCGCATTTATCAGAAGAGCACAATATGGTAAAGAACGATAATATACTCCTGGGAGTTGGATTGACCACTCTCGCAAGGTTGGTAAAAAATAAATTTGTAAAAATCATGCCAAAAATAATACCTTACATGTTATTCATTCAAAGCTCATATGATACCCGACAGTATATGAACATCGATTTGGAAGATTGTAATGGTGCAGTTGTTGATTTGGATGTTAGAGAAGATCACAAACCAACTGACATGATAATCGATGAAGACAGGATGATAAAATTCTATGATTTCATGAGAGTGTGTAATAATGAATCACATACATGCGCGTTTTGCGATTATGAATATGATGCATTTCCAACAATAGATTTGTTTAACTTACATATTCGCAGCTGTGCGGCAATTAAACTCCAGTGATAAATTAATATACACGCGAAGCGACGGATTTGCGCGTGGCGAGCGATAGCGAGCAAGAGCGCGCAAATCCTAGCGAGTGCCGCATAGCGACCGTAGGGAGCGTATGCGAAAGTTGAATCCGAATTGGTTTTTTTATTATACACAATGCAGATTGCCTCCGCCAACTATTATCCGACGATCATATGCGGAAATAGTAATTGTAGAGCACGTAAGGCCAGAACTGTATACGGTCCCGGGATTGGAGGTTTTACATATATCACTAATTTGACAAGATTGTTGAATTCTACATTACAAATATATTTCTGCTCATACTGCGCCAAATATTCATGGAGAATAAATGAAATTTACAACAAAGGGGAAAATTCATTTGGAAAATATTCGGAGTTTTCAGCAATGAAATATCTGATTCATAAATTATGTTTAGTTTATGAAAATGGCATGATAAATAAAACCGGTATAAAAATAACGGGCGGAGTTGTATTTTGTTATGTTAAAAGTGCATGGTTTCATATTACCCCTCTTGCGGAGAAATTCCCACAATTACTATTTATTATTCCATTATCAAATGTGAGAAAAGATAGGGAAGAAAAACTACGCCGCAAGTGGAAAACAATATTTCCAAATAATATTGATCGAGAAGGCAGTATATTGAGATCTACGTTTAAATTTCTATCATTTGGGGAATTTCAATGTGTATTTTGCGAAAATATTTATGATACCTTCCCCTCTTTTGAAGTATTTGCCGAACACATGATTTATCATGCTGGGGTAGTTAGGGATAGTATAGGAAGAAGATATAAGTAGTGGCTCAATTAAGAATGCCGAAATGACCATTTGTCATGCAGCGGCCAACAGATACTCCGGATTAATATCGCCGATGCTTTTTTATCGGTTTTTTGTCCTTTATATCTATAAACAGCCTGTGTTAAATAAATTGACATTGAAACCATCCCCACGACATATATTGCGGCGAGGGATTCTGCGGCGAATTGTAATGCGTCCATGTTCTTATTAATGAATTAAAGATAACGTTAATCTTAATTCACAATTCGGCATTCATAATAAAATTTATTTATTTCGTAAATCTAACCTATATACCGCGAAGACGATAGCGGATCGAAGATCCGCGAGCCGGGCGTTTGTGCGGAGCACAAAATTGAATTAAAGATAGCAGTGAATTTAATTCATAATTCACGAAGCATATGCCCCATCTCATTTTGCTTAACGGCCCACCTGGATCTGGAAAAGATACACTGGCTGATGCGTTTGCCTCCGAATGTAACGCAGAAATAGTTAGATTAGCCGAACCATTATTATCAGTTGCGTTTGCAATGTTTCCACACATAAATGCGAACAATTACAATGAAATGAAATCAAAAATAGTTACCGGCGACAATGCATATGAAAGCTTGTCATTAAGAGAATGGATTATTATGTTTGCTAATGATTTTGCAAAACGTACACTTGGAAAAAATGTATTTGCAGATATTGCAGTAGATAAAATTCGTAACAGTTCGGCTGACACTATAGTTGTCGTAGATTTAGGATTTCAAGAAGAATTAGATGAATTGCTGGCATTTGTTGCCGACGCGTCGGCAAACGCTAATAGTGCATTAATGAAGGTAACTTTGGTCAGAATTCATAGAGATGGCTGTGATTATTCTTCTGATTCTAGATCATATCTATATGCGGACCATTTTGGAGTAAGAAATGTAGACATCGAAAATAATGGAACTAAAGAAGAATTTGAAGCGTATATTGATAGTATTATGCACAACGCAAAATAAAATTGAACTTATGCCATCTATATTATACACAGTATCTCGTATACACGACCTTTCAAATGCATTCAGCCAATACACGCGCCGCGTCGCAGTTTACCCTTTGCGCCTTCAAAAATATGTTTGGCGCGCCCGGAGAAGGTGTTCATGAAAAAAGAATATTTGGAGTAGCATTTATAGATACTTTTCTTACATTTGTTGGATCAGTTGCCCTCGCATACTATTTTAATCCGGAGATAAGTATTTGTAGTGTATTTTGTTGGTTCATTATATTGATCATATTAGGCGCAGTCATGCATTGGATATTTTGCGTGGATACGGCTTTAAATGTGGGTGTGACACGTCTTTTTACGACGAATGAAGGTTTTCACGGATGGCATTAGCTTTATATACCTCAAAATATAATATTTTTTATTCTCAGCCGAATGTACGACAAAAATATTCTTAGTACTACATATCATCAAACATCTCATCTGAATCAATGTCATTAATCATTACTATTCTGTCATTATCCTCATCGCTAGTTTCATCCATCTCCTTCTTCTCGTACACAGGTTCATACGGGCTCAAATCAGGTAATTCGCGTAGATTTGCTATATTGGCCGCGAGGCATTCCGTGAAATGTCCATATATTATTTCCGGGTCGGGAAAATCAGTTTCATATTCCATTTCGCATACAATACATGATGTTGCCGATCTGCGGTCTTGTTTGAATGTCAACATCATAGCTCCGTATTCAAATGAAACTTTATTCGCTATTGTTCTAATTGTTTTCTCTATTTTTTGCCCGTATCTATCATATTCTAGCCCGAAAAATCCATGTATGCGTGGATGTTTATTTTTTATTTCTTTACGTAATAAAGAATGCCAAGTCGCGTTACCATACATCACGCGTACATGCGGATTTTCTTCCTTCACATCTCCCTCTGCTTCTTTTATATCTTTTTCCATTGCACAAAGAACCATCGCTTCTTTATCATTATCATAAGTTGCGTTTTGTAAATACAACGCATTTTTTAATTCACTCATGTCAAACCTCCTCATCGCTGTGGGCAATGTAGACCAATTCTTAATCACTCCAGAATAAATGTGTGGCATGTGTTTTTCTGTAAATGAGCTAAATTGTCTCCAATAAAGTCCACATGTTGACACCTCACCACATATATTGCATTTTTGCGCAAATGCACTCGGCAACATTTCATGTGCCACTAATGATACTCGATAAGTATTACCATCGGGTTCATAATAATCACCTTGTTTTACATATCCAGCGGCCGCGATGCATTTACCGGGGATAGGGTTAGTACATTTGTATAGAGTAAATAAAGCTCGGAATGTATATCTTCGTGGATCACATTCGGCAAGTGTCATAGGGGAATAGCAAATAGTGCATTCAGGTGGTTCCATTGTAGCCTATATACGTCGCAATGTTATGTATAAAAAATATACGCCGAATTCAATATTTATTTCGTGCTGTGCACGAGCGCTTGCTCGAGTTTGCCGCAGGCAAACCCATCGCTACGCGCCTGATACAGAACTATGTATTAATGGATGATAAACGCATCCTCGGTATAAATATTCCATCTTAGCGTATGAATATTATTCCGCATGCATTCAACGAAATGATCATATATAACTCCATCATATATTGGCTGGGAATATTCTACATGACATATAATGCAATTATATGTTGCGGCGTTTTCACCTCCTTTTTTTCCGTCATATACGCTAATATCCGTATATGTGAGTGGTAATGCGCTACATGATTCAGAAAACGCTGCATAAATTTTCTGCGGATTCATTCTGGTTTCTCCGCAAATTTTCATGTCGCAAGGTTTTTTAGCAGTTCCTCTACATATCGGCTCCTTATGAGTCAAATTAAACCATATGAAATGTTTATGTGGTCGAACAATAGTTACCGCTTTTTTCCAAATTTCATTAGGTTTCATATCTGCTCTATATTCATCCTGTAAATCTTGCATATCGGACCTTGATTTGACGGAAAACCGTATATGAATTTTGTATTTTATACTATTCAAGATCTCCGATATCAAATCGCCTTTGGTATCGTATTTTTTGCCGGAAAACATAATTAAATCACGAGATTCCCTGAAATCTTCTTTCCATGAATCAAATATTTCTTTATAAATATGATACACGTGTGGTTTTAGTGCTTCCTTGATTCCATGTTGAGAATAAACTAATTCATCACAAATAAGGCATTTTATATAAAATTCTTCTCCGCGGAATTTAACTGTACCATCAGGATAATGCTCGTCTGTAGGTTTAGAACATTTCCCGCAAAAGTAATCAACAAATAATGCTTTGTATGCATACCTAAATTGGGATATTTTGCATTTTTTCATTGTTGTGTTGCATTCGGGACATTTGACTTTGGCTTCGATTACTGGTTCCATTTGAATAATAATCACACGCAGAATTCAATTTTATGCTGCGGTATATAGAGCAATGACTACAAGAGTGGATTATACATGCGATGTTGATCCCGAGTGCAGAATACCTTTAGAATCTTTAGCGGGGAAAGTAAGGGAAGTGTTAAATGATCCTCGTGGATGGAATAAATACGGATATGAATTTACGGAGCATTCTAATAACGAAAAATCATCTCGCATTCTTAATATTATATTAGTGACTGCAGATAAAGCGAAACGTCAGTGTGGGAGCAGATTAGGCGGCTTTTCATGTTATTCCCCCGATGAGAATGTTATCTATTTAAATTTGGATAATTGGATGGGGAAAAGCGCATCTTCGTTGCCGCTCGACAGATACCGCACATATGTAATAAATCATGAAGTTGGGCACAGATTGGGCTTCGGGCATCCAGCGGAACGAAATTGCCAAACGAACTCTTATTGCAATGCACACAAAGGAGCCCCTGGATCGGTTATGATACAAATGACCCGAGGCCCAGATTGGGTGGCGCCATGTACTGAAAACGAATGGCCGTTAGATCCGGCTGATTATGATGAAACAAAGAATCCAAGGCTGGATAATAGATTTCCGGTGCCGATTCCATTCGCATCCAATAAAACTGGAAGTGGAGAACCGTTTATTGTATACAGTGGACTTCCGGAGATAACTCCTGGAATATTGTTCGTGTTGGTGGTGGTCGCAATTATAATTGCCATCTATTCATTTGCATGCGATGTCAAAAAAAGTATATATGTAGGCGAAAGCGGTTTCGCAAACTCCGCTTACATGACCTCTGTAGTATAATCATTTATATTGAATGAATTCAATTCGGATGATGCTTCAGATTGTGACGTGATTTGTAATCTTCCGCTCTATCTATTTCATAGAAGAAATCAATCATTCCGCATTCAACACATACAAATGCATGTTGACCTCTGTGTTCTGAACGAACGTGTTGATTAAATTCTTTCATTGTGTCATAATATTCAAAACATGTGTCGCAATACAATGTTTCCCATTTATTTAGATACTCCATAAATAAATGTTTAAATGTTTTCAAATGTTGAACATAATTTCCCTGATGACTGTATTTGAGATTGCATATATCGCATGTGGCTTTATCATAATATTTTGGCGCTGTGATCTTGACTTGTGATGTTTTAGCTGCCGACGGCCTGACAGGAGATTTATCACGCGGCAAATCAAGTGTTTTATCACGCGGCTTGTCCGCAGTTTTTCGTTCGCGTAATGTATGAACGGGCTCCTTAGCAATACCCTCCGCAATGTCTTTTTTCGAGTATTTATGCATATTACAGTGCCTCGCGTATGCTTTCTGATCATTTGTACCAAAATCACACGTCGAACACTTATATTTATGCGATGTTTTTGGCTGCTCACTAACAATCTGTCTCTTTGATTTGCGTTCATTTCGATGATTATTCATATGTCCCGCATGAGATTGCTGTTTCGTGGTAGTAAAATCACAAATATCGCATTTGAACACCTTTTTCGGTTGCTCTATCTGTTTGGTAGATTTTATCGATTGGACTTTGTTTTTGGAATGATATCTACTCATATGAATTTCCATGCCGTGTTCGCTTGTAGATCCCTGTCCACAAATTTTGCATTTATGCGACCGCATAATCCTTCTTACCAATTTACTATGAACTTTCTTATGCCCGCTCAATGAATTCATATTGTCGCCGATAAACGAACATTTATCGCATTTGAATTTTTTTTCGACATTGTAATCAAAGTGACGTTTGCGTATTTTTTCGTGAATCGGTTTATGCCCAAGATAATATTCGACTTCGTTATTTGTTTCAAATGAACATTCATAACATTGATATTTCATTGATGGCGCAGATTTATCTGACGATGAGGAATTAGATGATGAACTATCTAACGATCCGCAGCTGCTTGATTCTTCTTCTGCGACATCAGATGCGTCTGCATCGGATACGTGGGAATCAAATACACCCTGTTTATCTACCACAATCGGCATTTCACCGTCTTTAGACACAGCTGCCGGTAATTCCATTATCTTTTCCGCCACATCTTTTTCTGCGGCGACTGTCGTACGTTCAATATCGACCCCGCCACGAATATGGTAGTTATTTTTATGTTTCTGATCCATGTGTTTGTCCATATCTCTTTGGCGGAAGAATTTAATATTGCAATCATTGCATTTGAAAATCCAGATGTCCGGTACTTTCATTCTTATTTTTTTACCCATGGATTCATCATCCGCATCAGATGGCGTAATGCTGATGTTATTAGCGGATGGTGCCGTGACGGGCGGTGTTGTATTTGCAACAGCGGGTTGCGTGATGGTATCCACAATTGGAATCGATTTAGCGTTATCGGCATCATCAAGTGATGCGTCATTCACCTTTTCGCGCTCTGTTTCGCCCATAAAGATCATATCAAACATGTCAATTTGAGCAACATAATGACTTGAAATATGTTCTTGCATAAATTTCTCATTGTTGGTTGAAAATTCGCATTCTGGGCAGCATAAAATATTCTGATTCATGGCCTCTGCCTCTAACAAGGATATTACGTTTAATACATACTTTATATTCAATTTTTATTATGTGGTGCTAATATGCTTAATAATATATACGCGCATTGAGTGTGCATAAATATGCAGCGGAACGTTAATTATGATAACCCAAATCCGAATATAGACTATAGAACAGCGGCCAGGGAAATGTTCTTAGTTTCCGGCCGTCCGCATGATCAACACGCCCACAGTTATCATTCGGTTGATTGCAAACAAGGGCAATTTCAGACAGACGGTGGTGGAGCATGCATTGGATACGGACTGCCGCAAGATATAACACCCATACAAGGAACTGATATGGAATCCGATTTATTATATAGCCAAACACCAATTCCAATAACATCTGCAATGACATGCGGGCCGGTGAGTGTGGGTATCATGCATCCATATCCTAGAATGTCATGCCAAGAGAAAATAAGATATGGAACTCAATTACCAAATAACCTGAGCCGACCATATCCGCAATTTGATTCGCGTGGAGTGCAATTGCCTTCGCGAGGATATCCGATAGAAGAAACGTACGGCAGAATGAAAACAGGACCATTTTTGCGGCAAAATGAAGTGATTGATGGATTCCATTCGCGTGGCGAAGGATTCCACGGCGATTGGGGCCGAGGATTGTATGATTCGGGATTGGCAGGAAGGCATTTTGTAACAACAACAAGGGTAACTCCTCACCGCGGACAGAATCCCCGAACACATAACGAAATTCGAACAGAATGGACTCAGCAAAGCAATAATGGATGTGTTAATGGTGGAATATGTGAAGAACCGTACAAGTATTGGGGAGATGGGTACAACGGACAGTATGCTTTTATGCCAAGTGGTTATGAATATAATGCATACCCGCATCCTTACGATAATGGGGCAATGGAAAAATATGGGACTTATGTTACAGATTACGAAACTGGTACTCCTGCATCACACGGGCCAATAATCGCGCAACATTTACGCGGTCCTCTCGCCGATAAGAACAGATTAGAATTGCATGGAGAATTCAGGACCATTCACATGCTGGGAGAAATGTCGAAAAGCGACATTATGCATTCGACATATGCTACTCCATGTGATAGAAGGTCGCCAACCGCATTGATGTATAAAACCCAACCTCAAGGAGTTATGGAAACAAATATATCCATATTTGACAATTTTGTGTAGCGTGAACGCTACACAAGCGCTTGCTAGGCAGATCCGCTTACGGCTGCGATCCCTTCGGGATCTCGCCGCGGATCGGCCGTCGCTGCGCGGCTTAATTCACATGCAAGTTCGCGCCTCGAATTATTTTGTCAATTACTATTATTTTTTTGCGTAACATCGAATAGTGACCAGACAGTCGGCAGGAAGCTCGCTTCCTGCCTCCAGTGCTTCGCAGGCACATGTCTAGCGTACTGGATCAGCCACGAAGCGACGGATTTGAACGCGGCGAGCGTAGCGAGCAGGAGCGTTCAAATCCTAGCGAGTGCCGCATAGCGCCCAACGGGCGCGTATTGCGAAAATTGAATTCCCGATGCATAGAGGTTAACAATAGTACGTAGAGAGATACCCGCTCTGCAAATGAACGCCAAATCAAAGGTGTTAGATTTGCCAAACTATGTTTTCGATCCGAAATTTTCCAAAGAAAAATTCATGTGTTTTATTCTCGGCCGGATTGGTGAATTTTGCGAAATAAAGAATAAAGTTTATATATTCGCAGTTACATTCAACAGATTAGCAAAAATCATTACCGTTACCCAAAATAACGAAAAAAGATCCGTTGGATTTCCGGGCGGTAGAGTTACCGTCGACATCAGAAAATGTCCGGAAAATCAGGGCAGCGCACATGCATATCTCAACTACATTCCCCAACATGCAAACAATGATATTCCCCATGATTGGAATAGGAATCCGTGTTCCTCGGTATGCATGAATTGCGGATTGGTTGATTTGAAATCATTGCCACTAGAATCAGAAAATGAGAGGAGATTTATGTGGAGGGTGTTGAAACAGTGGGTGGGAGAGCACAAACGCGGCCTCAAGCAATTCTGCGCAGAATCAGAAACAGCCGCCGCTGTACGATTATTTAAGAAAGAAACAGGATTAACTTTCTTAAAAGAAACACATTTGTTTAATTGCGGAATAATTCGTTTAGGTTTGTGTAAGTTTTATGTGATCGGAAGTGATGGCGGATTGGGAAAAAACAACATTGTGATGAAACAAAACGCCCCTAGGGTGAACGAAATCAAATCAGTAGATTACAGAAGTTTTGATGATTTATTGAAATTATCCGAGTCGGGTGAGATGTCGAATATTCATTCGCAATTTTTCAAACATTACCTGGAAACAAGCATCTAACACTGCGGGGCCAAAGGCCCCTCCGTTGCACTCGCTAGGATTTGGACGCTCTTGCTCGCCCCCTTCGGGGCTCGCCGCGTTCAAATCCGTCGCTTCGTGGCTGATCTAGCGCTCAAAACATATTCACCATGTGTTTGATCTACATAATTTTGATGTTTTTGCGGCGAATTTATGTCTTTAATTGTATATTTTTTCTGCGCCACCACAACATGATCTTGCATATTTGGTACAGTAATATTGTATTTCAAATTACCCACACAGACAATATTATAAAATATCACTCACATAAATAGTCTGTAAAATGGACATATCAGCCGAAACTTTATACAAAAAATCAAACATAAACGCAGTAAACTACGAAGTCGAAGAAATATATAAATCAATAAAATCTCAAATATTACATGCCCATAATTCTGGATTATCCGGCACATTGTTCTCGCTTCCGGGTGATTTTGCAGTTGGCAATTTAGAGCCGGCGGAGGTACAGTTAATTATTTATTCTCGTTTGATAGAGAAAGTGGAAGGAGAAGGGTTAACTGTTTCCATAAGCATGAATCAGAAAACTGGCGAGAGTGCATTAGATATATCATGGCCAAGTCAACTCGACCCCGCGGAAAAAGCGCGAATGAAAAGAATTATTCTTTCCCACATTAAACGTCCGACTAAATAACACTACGCTTCTAACGCATTACTAATCGGCTGTGTAATTATGTTTTTTCGCAAGAATACAATATCAATTACAATTATAACATGCATAGCAAATATAACAGTTCAATAATATGGAAGGGGAGAATTACCTATTGCACAATGGTCCTGATCGATTAGTCGAATTACTGCCGCAAGAAGACGAATATCCTGTTGAATTCTATCAAAATCACAATGGAATGAATGTACCAGTGATGCCAGTGCGGGCGCGCAATGCCACCCAAGTACACACACCTGAAAACTCAATTCATTATATTTGTTCAAATAAAGAGTTTTGTTCTGAGCTTAAAGATCAATTTTCGCCATTGAGATTCGATATTCGCCCTCGTATGTTTGGTGACATTAAATCTAATGAAGGTCATTATGGAGCATGTTGCACAGTTGGAGAATGTGAAACTCCCGCACGCGGCATAGAGGATAGCGAAAGAAATCTAAATTTATGTATATTTGCGGGAAAACGCAAGCAGATTAATGGAGAATTTCCAGATGATTGTTTAACGCTGCCACCTAAATTTCATGAATATGCTAAAAAAACACTTGAGACCATTAAAATATTACCACCTGCGCCGGGAAATGAACTGAAAATGGTATTTAATAAACTTTCTATGGACTCCGGCCGATCTCTCATTGTAGATAAAAGTTTTGCATTGTACCACTGCGGAGTTCTTAAAAACATACTCGATGCGGAAAATGATATTAAGCAGTCTTCCGCATATATTGAAAGTGGCGCAGATGCCAGCAACTCAAGTATCGCAAGCGTGGCATTCAAAGAAGTAGATTATGACACTATGAAACACATATTCTTAATTTTGTACAATCCTGGAACGTATTTTTCAGAAATTGTTTCGGGAATCCGCATATTAAGGGGAAATAGATTGCAAAGAATTCTACGCGCAGCCCATATGCTTGAATTTCGCAATGTTCGAATGATAATCTCCTCCGCATTCAATGCCGGAATTCTAGAAGTTTACAAAAACATTTATGGAATTTACAGAAGCAATTTAGATGCATATGTTCATTATATACGACCGCGAGGGCAAATCACTCCCGTTCGTCCGTTAGTTCATGCAGAAGGTGAGGTATGGAATGAAGAATCCAATAAACAAAAGTCAGATGAATTGGTCGAAAAGTTTAGAAATAGAACAAACATGGCAGCAGCATATGAAATGCTAGGTGTGAGGGAATTATTTGTAGTGATGTGCGAATTTATGCCTGAATTAACTATTCTATTTATGACCAACATTCTTGATGTCGAATCCACAATTATGGACAACCAACATGCAAAAAAGATATATAGCATACGAGTCAATGATTCTATGCGTGTTGAAGACATATTTGATTTGCTGAATGAAGTTAAACCAAGTTATGAGGTTACTGTTCAGATAATAAAATATCTTGTTTCCATTATCCAAAAGAACCCAATAAACAGAGCTATGGGAATGTTCTAAATGCTCCGCTCCCTGCGGTCGCTACGCTCGCTCAGCTTGGAAGATCTTCGATCTTCCATCGCTTCGCGGCTACCGCTATACAATGCTAACGCCTTACAGAGGCATAGAAAAAGTATTTTACGCTTCGGGCCTTTGGCCCTTCGCTACGTTCGCTCGATTTTGCTGCGCAAAATCATCGCTCACTGGCTGATCCTATAAACGCTTCGCTCCCTGCGGTCGCTTCGCTCGCTTATCTCGATTTTGCGCAGCAAAATCATCGCTTCGCGGCTACGCCTTACAGCGGCATAGAAAAAGTATTTTTTCTATTCGTCGCGATTAGTGCGCCGCATTTGCTGTCGCAAAGCATGTTAGTGCGCCGCATTCGCCGTCATTACTTCCCTCACCATTTTTAAGTTCTCTTTTATATCGCCAATAGATTTCCAGCAGAAAACACACAAGAATATTAAAACGATGAAAATGAATATAAGGAAAACGGAAACGCCACCGAGAGAATTTCCCATTGTTATATCGAGCATGCTGCTCGCACCCCCCATGCCCAGCGCGCCCGCGCCCACC